CTTGCACGTTGTGCTGCATATAAATGCAACTAGGGGATCACTCCCTAGATTTACTACACTTTCTCAGAGTTGTAGCTCACTCATTGTTCATTCTCCTCCGGTTCCGTCTCGTCAATCTTATCAAAAAGAAAGAGCCGGGGAGCACCCACGAAAAATAAGGGTGTAAAGTCTTCTGCTGCTGCGACATATTGATAGGCATGAAATGCCTGTCCTCCTGCAGAAGCTGGAGTCGTAACTGACAGTTGTGTTTTGGGATCATCTCGCGATGGTGCGAACACAGTATGTTTCCGACCGGGGAGGAACCTTTTATTCGAATAAAAAGGTACCTCATAGGTATGTTGAGGATTCACGCGTGAATTCCATCTCACCACACCACCGTGACCAGCAATTTCCTTATGCATCAAAAGCTCATGATCGACCAAATCAAAATTGTTAAATTGGCCGCCTTCATAGAGATTTTGAATGCCTGCTGGTTCTGTCATTGACATACGCCCAAGACACCAAGTAAACTCATTGTAGTTACCTCGTTGATCATTTTCAGGATCTCCGACGCCACCAATCATATTACTGGTATCAATGTGATATCGCACACCACCTCGCCAACCTGCATGAGCCCATTTCACATAAGAAATGAAAGGTGTAAAACCATGGACCCAAGTGTTACCACTCGGATCGGTCGAGGCGAAAGCATCGCCCACTTCATTGGGTGTGTACCCAGTGTCATGAGGCATGATACTTCTTCGAAAAATGTAACTGTCAATATTTTGTGGGAACTCATAATCTCTTTGGAAAAAGAGAACTTCGTGAAGGTTAAAACGTTTCAGCAATTGTCGGAAAGAACCAATAGCTTCACCAAAATAAACCTTATTGAGTATCCCATCATTTGGACTCTCTGCGGCCATGTCTCCTTTGCGCTCAGCACCGTAAGGTGCGGACGAGAAAACCGATTGTGGTTCTACAGCATCGGGGTTATATACCCTAAGAGTAACCAAATCAGTATCAGTCGGAGCTGCAACCTCGAAATCATCGAGAGCGGACACAAACACGTTCACTTCAATATCGTTATCAATTGTCGAATCTGGAGAGGTCAAATCATTTACGATATATACAGCAAGTGTGCCGTTGCCATGCAGGGAAATGCGGGAATCGTACGCAAGTGGAACGGATGATGTAAAAATTTCCAACGAATTAGTGGAAACCCGTCCTCGCGCCCGCCATGGTTCGGGTTGACCCCAACCGACATCCACAGTAAAATCTTTGGAGTCGGATATATCAACGACTGTTGTATAAGCCGTGTTATATTCAGCGGAACCTCCTGAAGGAGTTCCCACGGGATCATATACCACCTTCAAACGTCCTCGGTGATATTCAGAACACACAATTTGGAAACGAAATCGTAATGATCCTTTCCAATATTGAAAGGGCAGACACGCATATCCTAGCGCAGTCAAATGCAGTTCTTTGGATGGTCCGGCCGCATTGGCACGAACCATCATCGGGTCGACAACAGAATTCCATAGGAGAGCTTCCGGTTCAAAAAGAGATCCATCAGGCAAACCCCACGTGAATGTATCAATATATGTCTCCCGTGTTGCGTAGTGAAGAATTGGCAATTCATCATCTACTTCCAAACCACCTATCTTTGGATCGATACTCAGTTCCTGCTTTGAGTCGACGGTGAGTTTGGTTAAATGTGCGATTCCATCGCAAACGGCGAGAGAGCCTTTGCTGACAGGCACGATCATATCACCAGCATCTTTATCCGGTTTGGAGTAACCGAACAATGCTGCCAATTTGCCTATCGCACTGGCACCCATTTCAGTTGCCGAAGCAAATGGTGCTATCGCAGGAATTTGCTTCAATGTACCGGCAGCCTTAGCAACAGCGGACGCAGGTTTAGAAATGATACCTTTGCGTTCATCTGATGCCTTAAGACTACCGAATAGTGCTTGTGGTACAAGAGAAGCTGGAGCTGCTTGTGTAGGAACGGCTAGAGATAGATTCTCAGCCCAAGCGAAAACTGATATTGTAATTGGATCTGTTGCTCCATTGGCGTGCTTAAGATTGTTGAGAGAGACTATATCAATCTCCCCCATCGTTCGCCAATCAGATCGGGTGATGTCCAACACGTTGAGTGGGGTAAAGAAGGGTAATTCCAACTCACCTCCCTGACAACATGTCGGGTCAAGATAAACATGAGGGCGTTGTGAGAAACCCACTAAGTCAGCTTTTAGTCCATAACGGCGAGTTGTTAGTTCATCTTCGCCAGTTTGCGGAAGATATGAGGCTATGGCTCTACCATAATAAAAGGCATTACCATTAACCACCATCTTGACTTTGAGTGTGCATCTCATAAGGCGGTAATTTATCAGCCTATTGATGACGCGTTTATTCTCGAAAAACAGAGTCCATGGATTAAATCGCACTCCCAGAGCTGAATTAACTGCCCAGGAATACTCCTTAATCTTGATAGGACGTTGAAAGAAATTATCGAGCTGCGCATCTTGCAGCATAATGTGATCGCGAATCGGATCAATATGCGAGCCTCGCGTATCAGCATGTCCAGAGACAGCATCTTCGAAAACAACATTCTCATGTTTCTTCATCATATCAGTCGACATATCCATGTCTAACGGCTTTCTATCTTCGGAGGCCGCTACTCCTTCTATATTCCCGGAATTGGCCGGGTCCGTATTCATAGAGTTAGTAATGTAGTAATTCATTTATACAGTCCACATCAAAACAAATATAACGGTGCGTTGTTCATGGGCTTCCTAACCCCACCTAAATAGGTGTGCTGGACGGGGCCAGCTGGAACAAGTGCAAAGCGCTACTTAATATATACACAAGACACAAAGTAAAATATAAGTACGTATCCATATACACAGGGCCATCTTTGGTTTAGCAACCATGTGACGACGGTTGGAGGGACGCTTTTCTAATCCTCCCGAGATAGGAATCCATCAAAGGAAAGAAGCATGGGTACATCTGGTTCATCCAGTATGTCCCGCTTCCACCCAGCGTCAAGGTATCGAGATTGCAAATCGTCATACGTATCTAAGTCTCCGACCAATTTGCGAATGCCACATGTGTCAGCCACTTGGTGTAGCTGCTCACGACGGCGTTCGAAAACCTCACGACCATGATGGAAAAATTCGAAATTGGCTCCACGAATAACCTGAGCCGATATTTCTTCAGGCAAAGTGTCACTACCTTTCCTCTTCATGTAATTATGGAGAGATTTGGCAACACTTGCCTCTTCAATTGGTGCTTTAAAATTTTGCGACTCCTCGCACCAGCGGAAATGTCGCTTAAGAAATGTCACTTCACTAAAAGGAATAAATGGCACAGACTCAGCTTCTTTGTCTGCCATCGTGTAAGTGATTCCAATCTTTGCCAGTTCTTCTGAAAGGGAAGTATGATTAAATTTTTCCTCTTCCTCAGACACTCCAGCCGCATTATCGTCGCCATAGCACAAAAGTGCCACGACTTCATCAAACAGCGGAACATCCTCACCTTCGTGCATTGAATAATAAGCATATCGAAGGTACAAAGAATTGACAATGTTATTGATGATAACAGTTAATGGATGACCAGATGGATTAGATCCAAACATCTGGATAAAAATTCCATTGTATTCATATAGAGGTTGCGAAATTTCAGTTGCAATTCCTCGCATGATAGTAAGTTGACGCTCATCATAACCAGCATCCTCAGCCAATTGGATAAGAATCTCAAAAGCGTACTGCATCATCTGAATGGAAATGTTCTTATCGTAGGCTTTGTAATCACCTGCGATCATACGTTCAGTGCCAAAGCGTGTCAAGACTTTAGCCATCTTGGTCCACTGGGGACTAGTCGCATTGACACCTACAGAACATTCCAATTTGCCCTCAGAATCCTGAATCAGACGGACAAGGGAAAGGAAATACTTTCGGACGAGGCACGTAAAGCCAAATTCACAACCCGCGAATACGCGGATTTTGTCTTTGGTAAACTTTGTGGGTTCATCCTTAAGATTTCCACGAAAAACAACATGGATACGACGGCCCTCGGCCAACTCGTTTTCCATTTGCTCAATATCCTCCCACTGAAGAGGGCTATCTTCCATAAACTGGATCAATTGCGTGATACCAGGATATTTCTTTTCGCTCTCCTCTAAAAACCACTTTTTCGATTTGTTGAGTGGCCAACCCATAGATGTAACAAGATCAACTTTGTCAACGGAGGAAATACCATCCATTCCACTAAGGACTACTTCATTTGGGTAGGGGTGAATAAGAGACTGTTTTCCACTCTCCTTCACGTAGGTTCTAAACTTGGTGAGTAGGTCATCAAACGCCTTATCAAGAATTGCAGGTCGCATGGTGCCACCTTTAGGGTGGGCCATTTGTCGCAAATCTCGTTGCCAATGTCGCCAAGTTCGACCTTTCTGAGGTGCACCGTGAACGCGAGGAATATCCATAATGTCTGCGACAGTGTCCGACACCGGGGACTTCTTCACCTGTGAAATAAATTTCACGGTACCTTGGGGGTGTGCGCCATATGTGACGCACGCGGGCTTTTGCCCATCTTCATCATCTTCCAAATAGTTGATGGCATGTTTCTCCGGGATAGCATTAGTTGGAGTAAAATCAATACCAAATTTGGAGGTGATGAAAGTGCCTTCAGAATGGCACGCAAGCGGGTCCTTGCTCATTAGTTCAGAGTGAGCCCGCTCAAAATCTTGTCGCGTGATGCACGACGCTACAGCAAAATCCGTACCGGTGCGTCCGGCAATGTGAAAGCCTAGAAGGCATGGACGCCGTTGGTAAGTGACAAGTGGAGAACCACATTGACCAACAAAAGTTGCTGTTGGGGATTTGTAACTAAAACCCATAAAGGAGATATTGGTCTGAAATACTTTCTTCTCCATGACCTTAACAAGGTCCTTGGTCATCTCCAATTCGTCATTAAACGAGGAATAACCGCAGGCCAGTTGGCTAGTCAAATCCCAATCTCCATCAGGTAAGAACTTATGAAGTTCTGGTTGGGAACCACCGGCTTTAACCCGCACTAAAGCAAGATCATTACCAATGTCCACCCAGTTGTTCTTATTGATCTTCTGAATAGCTCTAAAACCAACTTGATCATCTGGTACCTTCGTAAGGTGAATCTCAACCTCGTCATAAACATTCAAAACATGACGAGGGAAAACCCATTCATTACCTGTAAGGGGGAGTGCATTACAAGGAGCAACAACACGCTCTCCGTTTTCCTTGACCGCATATATCTTGGCAAAAGCCAAAGATTGGCGGACCTTCCGCAACAAGTCATCAAAAGTAATATTAGAACTATGTGCAGATTTGGGAATAGCGGTGGGATGCACCTTCTTCCACGGATTTGGTTGATCCGTAGGGAGGACTTCTGGTGCCTTCGCCTCGCTCGATTGGCTCGTAAGGGGCATTGTAAGCGTGCGGGCGTCTTTGACCAACCGGAATGCAGCGTATGCTCCGGCAGTTATACCAAAAGTTCCTAGTGTGACCTTGAGGATTGTGTCCTTGTGTTCTTCAATCGCTTCCGCAAGGTTCTTGGCAGCACAAGGTAGACCACCTAGTGTGCTTGCCACTTCTAATACGCGATTATATCGTTGAATGGCCTCCTTAATAGTACTAGGTTCCATTGCAACAACATCCAGAATATCGTCCCCATCAGCCGCATCATACCACTGTTCATCATCTGAATCGTTTACAAAATCAGATTGATGAGAGATCTTGAGGGCTTCCTTAATAGGGCACTCGGCAGAATGTGAGACATCAGGCTTACCATAGCGAGAACATTGTTGACACTCATCAAGAGGAAAACCACAAGAACAAAATTCACGTTCATACATGGATTCAACATTGCGCACAAAACGCTTCTGAGAGGCGAAATGCTCGGCAGACAATTCCTTACAATAACGAAGGACATCTGCGATAGATGCATCGGCCATAATGGTTTCAAAATGGTAACCATCAGGTTTATGCGTATCCTTTGTCTCAGATTGAGGTTTGCGGTCAATCATTACTCGCTGAACGTCAATCATCCAGGCATCTGGAAGCCACGAATCCATTTTGGATCCATCTATGCTACCATTGGCCTTAGTATATTCTGGTCGGACTTTTACATCGAGCACCACTTCGAATCGACGCAAGATAGACACAGGCTCAACTGAAAATTTTGGAGCGTGTAAATTCTTGATATTCGTAGTGATTCCGACGATTTTAGGGTTCATCATCTTATTACCCTTAGACTCTAGGTCTGGCTTGCGCAACGCGCGAGGGATATTGTTTAACACGTCAATAATGGTGCGTGTTGGAGCATCTGAATAGTGCTCTGCTCTGGTATTCCCATAGTCATCATAGATCCATCCCGTATGGAACGGTTCTTGAACCGTATCGAAATCCTCGTTGTCGTTAATTGTGACAACATTATCCTTCTTATTGGCAAAACCATTAGCTGCGAGTAGTGACTTCATTAAGCAGTTCACCACAGCCGATTTACCGACTGACGATCTACCGTATACTAAGAGGCCAAATGGTTTCTCACGCAAAGACGATGATTTCTGACTGATTACAAGTTGTACAGCCAGCTTTCGAAGGTTAATTAAATAATCTGATAAAACCTTCTTGCGGGGGGGAGCTTTCTCCGATGCGATCATTTGCACAGTCTTCCTGATAAGTGCTTGCAATCGGAAATCGAAATCTCCCTCGTGCTTAATATCCACACCATACTTCGACAAGTCATCAAGGCGCTGAGCTTCTAAGGCGGGAAGGCAAGACATCAAAATTGAATACTCCTTCTCATACGCAGTTTCACTCGCGTCACCGGACAACAAAAGGCTAATATCACCAGTTATCAAAGCGTGATGGCCGCGCTCTAAAAAGAAATCAAGCGTGTTAATGGCCATATCGGCAAAATCCCAGGAATCTTTTTGTGTATCCCACGCCTTGGCGCGAAATAACTCGAAACAACCTAGTTTCACGGGATTTTCCTTGAGGTGTGGGCAAAAGCCCAGAGTCACCAAAATGTTCATCACATTGGCTAAATTCTTCGCCAACGGATTTGACTTATGTGATCTCCAATTATTAATAACATCACGGAGACCGTTTATTCCTTCAGCGATATTAATAGATCGTAGGGAATCAAAAACACTTTGGTGGGATAGGGGAATCTCCTCCATCAAATCTTCAACAGATGGTAATACAAAGGTTGATTTTTCTTGGAGAGCATCGCTAATCCAGGTAAAAACCTTTGCGGAGATGGACTCTTGATACAAAGATCGCAAATACCCCTGAATGGCAACAAAAAAGGAAGCCATATTCTGAGCATTTGTGAGTCCCAAGACGAGCGTTAATATATCTTCAGCTCGTGCCATGAGATTTCCCATAATATTGTCGGGATCAGATCCCGGATAGGCAATTGTGTGTTTTGCCTCTTCAAATTTGTCATACGCCTCTTTCGCCTGGCGTATTCCAGACAGTATGCCAAGAGACTTAGTACGTTTCTTCTCGGCTTGCCTGTTAGTGGCACGTTTTTGCTTTGGTGCCGGAGGACTCGGTGGCAACTTCACTCCTTTCTTTGTAACTTTAGGAGCTGTTACTTGATTCTTCTTTCGGCGGAAGATAGAAAAGACCGCTTGTTGGTCCAATCTTTCTTCTTTAGAAAGGCGCGCACACACATTGCGCAACAGAAAAATTTTCCTGCATATTCGTTCTCGTAGCAGGTCATCATTCTGGTCGAATCCCTCATAGGTGAGAATTTTCTTCATACCACCTTTCTTTCCATGTCGGGGCCCCGCGACATATTTCGGGGCAAAGAGCGGCCTAATCGTTACATGTGACATGGAAGTATCATATTCAACTTTCTTGTAGGCCTTTGGTTCCTCCGCAAACAAAGGAACATAATCGGTTCGCGGCATAGTGTCATCCACAAATTCAAAAAGTGGAGCATAATCCGCTTCGGGCATCGTATTATCTACATATCGCCAACACCATAAATGGCATAAGCAATCGCCGATTATCGTTGCATCGCGAGTGGCAGGCTGTATCCTACCTTTAAAGTGCGTTTTAATTTGCACATCTGTTCTCGCAGTCCGATTCTGCTGTAACCACGGAATTGGGAACGCCTTCCGATGACGCTCACTCCTTCGCATGGTCTGTTTGCGGGCGCGATATCTTCGTTTCTTATTACGTGAAAATTCGCGCCACTCATCCTCTGGGCCTTCTTCAATAGTGGCCAATTTATCCTTCTTGAAACTCGTCTGAGAATCTAGAAACTCCGGGGAGTGGATATCTAGAGGTAAGTTAGGGGGGGGGGGGGATAAAGCTGCTGGGCGAAAAAAGCCCATTTGGATCAATCTATCCATATTATTGACGAGGTGCCCGTACGCTTTTGATAGATCTTCAGCGCTCAAAGGGCATCCATTCTCGTCCACTGCTGGCATGGTCCGCCAGTCATATGGAACTGAAAATTGGGATTGATTTTCCAAATGCTTTATAGCGCGCTCAATTGCCGCTTGTCTAAAAGCTTCACGGCGAGAGGCAGCAACAGCTGGGTCGCACAAGACTATGGGTTTATTCTTCCCACGTTTTTGAGTGTCTTTCCCACGTGCGTTTTGGCGTTTCGCATACTTATTTCGTGCGAATTCTTTAATATTTTCATAACTTTCTTGAATATTAGTAGCAATAAAATACTGGTCGAACGTCTCCTGCCAAGAGACGAACGTCGAATGTCGATTTGAAAATTACCTCACTTTTCCCGCATGGGTTGTGAAGTCGGGTCACATTCGCTGTCCCAAACCATTTGCATGGAGAAGGAAACCCAATAACTGCTTAACTGGATCTCTCCATGGAGTGCAGTCTCCATTATTGCAATATCTACTGACGGCGAGAGTTCTTCAGGCTCTCTTGCATAACCATACAGCGTAGATACGCTCACTTCGAGCTACAAGGTAGACTCGGAAATCAGCTTCAAACAGAGCTTTTTCAGTGGCTCGTTTACCAAACTTAATAATAGTTCGTAATATGTCATAGTTGACTAAGCAAAGGTGCCCTTCGAAAAGGGGTTTGTAACAAAATCTAGACAGTGATTCTTACTATCCTTGGGTAAGGTGAAATTCACATCATTCCTCAACTAAATTGTATCGGGATTTCGGTGTTTTAAGTAGTTCATAGGCGCTGGTTCTACACGCTAAAATAAAACACTCATTATCAATCATTATTAAAAGAAAATGAACCGGGGGGGGACCCTATACTTTCTCGATGGGAGGATCGAGTTGACTTTGAACATCTGCAGGCGTCAATACCTGACTGATCTGGTTAGTTTAGCACCAGATTATACTTACATTAAAAAACATTGTTAAACAACAAATTCTCTTAGGATAATTACATCGAATTGTAGTAAACTGCCGGCTAGTCGCCGGTAATTCCTATGTATCAAAACGTCTCACGGAAAGTTCCGTGCAAATTACTGGCAACTGTTGGAGTTGCATCTAAAAGAAGATCTCG